GGATAGATTCGCCTTATCTACTGTTGTGCCATACTTAATGCGCCCCATTTTCTCACGTGAGATAAGGTCAGTAATGACCTCTTTATAGACATCGGACTGGCAATTGTCAAAATCGTGCGTTATATTCATAATAATTCAACGTGGTATTTATGAGATTCATAGTTTGGATCCATTTTCAAAATACATTCAAGCAATAAGTATAAATAATGCATTTCGGAATAATCTAATTGATGATTAATTTCACTGATATGGATGCCATTTCCATCATCATATACAGATAATAATTCAACATTGCGATAATTTGCATCCCAACATTCCGCAGGAGTTGTGAATAATCGGTAAGTTGTTTGATGTGGCTCACCTCTTTCGATTTTAATAATGTACTCATTGACATTATTAATCATTACATTAATTTCTTTAATCATTTTATAGTTAATTTAGGTTGTGTTTCTTGTTGTGTACGGATATATTCAGTAAGTTCGGGTAGCATCCAGTAGCCATATTCCGCCAAAACTCTTGTAAATTCGGACATTTGGCGAGTTATGTCAGGCAATAGCGCACCATCTGCGTCCCATAAAGCTGTAATTGTCTTACCGTGTTCACGCTGAATCGACTCATTGAGCCTCTTTAATAGCATCTTAGTTTGGTGGTTGTAAAACCATTTGATGTCCTCGCATTCATCACCTGCGTAGATGGATGCCTGCAACCACATTAGTAGGTTCAGCACCTTGATTTTTTCTAACTCATCTTGAGTAATTTCTGTTTTCATTTTATTTATTTTTATTAGTTTCGTGTATTCCGATGTTAGGTGCAATGCTGTGACAGCACCCAAGAAAATGCATCTATTTTCGCATTTCGCATACCAATATATAAACGAGACTGCTCCCATTCGTCTGCATCATCAATATCATGTAATGTCCTATGTTTTTCCAGAAGTTCTTTTACTTCTGAACTAAGTGGTCGGCAGTGTATTGCTCTATCTTGTACTTTGTTCCAATCTCAGTTTCAACTTTTCTTCTATTTCTTTTTTTGTTTTCATGTTTGTTTAGTTGTTTGCCAGTACATATCGCACTCATTATTTTTAATTGGAACTTCAGTAAAATATGCCTGATAGAACTCATCTTCTTTTGCTGTGTACCTGTAGCAATTTTGCTTCATTGGGCAATTAGTACCCTTACATTTTGTGATGTCTGCCATAGTTCAAATGTATTAAGCAAAAGCATACTTTCCAAAATTCTTTTTGAGTTCGTAGAATGCCCGCATCATTATTGCATCTGCAAAGTCAGGAGAGATACCGTGTCTCTTTTTCAAATCTTCTTTATTGGTTACTCTTAACTTTCCATCACTATCAATCTTCTCTCGTCTAATCATCTCCAATTCCTTTACAATCGTATCTTTATGTGTTGACTCAAATGTGATTGCATTACTACTTATCAATTCTCCCAACTTGAAATAACAATCGGATTTAAGATTCATATAATTGTCACGCACGGCTTTTGATCCATTCAAGAACCCTTTGCACCTGATAAAGTCAACAACTCCACCACCTATCCCATCCTCATCCACCAGTACGTTAGAAAGGCGCACGTTGTGATTTTTAATCAGGTCATTGATGGTATCCACAACCTCATTAATTGGTTTGTGTTTCAGCACCACGAACTTTTCAGCGTGTAAGTTATTCCACACAATAATGACTGTCCTATCGTCACCCATCCGAGCAATGTCGGCAGTTATGAATTTGTCTCCCAAAGTAGTTGAAGGTCGAAAGCATCTTAGTAAGTCGTCATATTCATAAAGTCTATCTTTGGTCTCATCATAATCCCAATCTCCTTCAAGTAATCTTTTCCGGTCAATGTCGGGCAACATTTGAAGCGACTCAATGTACACTGGTGAGATGTGGGGATTGTCGGTAGGTAGAGCCTGAATGAATCGCCTATCCTTTCGGATATTTCCGTTTCTTTGCGCATCAAAGAATTCTCTGTATAGCCATCCCTTATGGGGATTGCAGGTCAATAGTCCTTTTGGATTGTCATTGATTAGCTTATAACGTACACGGCTATTCAAGATGTTGATACACTTTTCAGTTACCTCACTTGCCTCATCCACAAAGTAGTCAGTAATCTCAATCGAACCAAACCGCCCAAAGTCGGGATCTGATGGCATATCCGCCAAATCCATCAAGATAATCTGTGAACCATTGAACCAATTGATGACGTGGTCTTGACCATTGTAGGTATAATGTTTACCTGCGATAAGATTGTACTTGGTGCATAACTCAAAGAACGTAGCGAGTGTGGATAGTCTCAACTTTTTAAGTTCAGCACGACCAATGAGACCTCGGGTACCTGGGTACTTTAACCGCCTTTTGATTTGCCAATCGCACCCAAGAAATGACTTTCCAGATCCAGCACTTCCGCCATACAATAATTGACGGCAATCATTGTCAATCGCAAGATATGAGAGTGCCTCTTTTTGTTTGTCGTGGAATTGGATCATAACCCATCTTTAATTTTTTGTTGCAGGATATGACTATCCATTATATCCGAATAGATGAGCCTTGATAATTCACATTGATAATCATCTTTGAACTTTTGGCGGCTTAACTTATCCAATCTTTTCGCCTTGTATGCGCTAATTGATTGCGCATCCAATGTTTTTTTGTATGCCATAAATTGCCATTTCTTCCATTCCTCATCCGACCACATCTCATCCCTGATAATCTTTTTATCATAGAAGGTGCGTACTTTCATTGGTGCTAACATTAACACAAAGTCTCTTTTATTCTCTCTCCAAAGTCGGATATCTTCATTGAATGTATCTGTCCAATCTACTGGTTCATCCGTTGTGTTAGATGGCAATTCAATCTTTGCTTTCTTTTTGTCAATAGCTAAGTTGGTTTTCATCTTGAAATCATTGTACGATTTCAGAACATCGGAAAGAAAGGCTACCGACATCATATTAAATGATTCCACACGTGTCCATTCTTGACCAACTGCATTGAGTTGGAAAGCTAATGCCATTTCGCCAGTTGTGAGGTATGGGTAGTGCGTCTGCATCGTTACATAGAGAAGATTAGTTTCCTCATCGGATGGAAGATTCTTGATTCCATATAGCACAATCCCATATGCAATGGATTGCTTAAAAATTGAGAGCGTAATATCGCAAATGCGAGGTGATTCAAGACTTGTAATAAACGCCTTTTCGTTATGAGTTAACCCACTGTTGTAGGCTGTCTCTTTGAATTCTACCAATTGTGTCATTGTGATTGTTTTTATTTGTTACAAATTTACTTAAATCCCAAGCGGATCGAACCGCAGCTTTCCAGTCTTTCATTTTGTTTTTGCCGTACTTCCAACCGGTATTGGTGTAGTGACTGATAAAGACATCAGCAAAGTGGAGCGCATCTTCGGAGTTGGCATTGGGCATCCTTTCAAGAAAGTAGTCGGCTACATCTTCAAGTGATGGCGCAATGAAAAGACATCCTTTCGATTTTGTTTGTTGGTTTAATTGATTCTCCAACTGGCTCACTCTCTCGCTTAACGAGCGAACCTCTAAGATTAAAGTATTGATGTCCATTTTCAAGCATTAGTTTAGTTGTGTTGCAATTATAGCCATTTTTCTCAAATGCCAAGATAAAATCATTGACTAAGAATTTGAATTGAGCATCTGTTGTATACAGATTACAGCATTTTTTTACAGAGTGAATCACCGTTGCGTGATCTATTCCAAAGGAATCTCCAATGCATTTGAGCGTTTTGTTGTATTCAGCAAAGTAAGTAAAGGCAATGCAGATAGCACGTGCATCAACAACCGCTCTTTTGCGTGTGCGACTTTTAATCTGAGTCTCATTGACATCCATCAAATCCATACACGTTTGATAAAGTATCTCATCAACTTTCTTCATATCTTCAATATGATTAAGGTCTTTTGTTGTTGTCACAATCAATTCACGTAGTTCTGCAAGTTGCCTTTCAATTGCTGTTATTGTGTGGAATATCATCTCATTCATCTTTACCTCCTTTATATTTTAAGATGCATTTTTCACATTGTATTATACCAGCTTCTAAAAAATATTCTGTTACATAAACTGAATCTTTTGTAAAACCACAAGTATCACAATGATTATAGGTATATAGTTTTTTTATGAATTGTAGGATTTTATTCATCTTGACCTCCTACCATTTCGTTGACGTCACCATTATGGTCTATCATTTCGTTGGCATCAACAGAATGACCTCCGTATGTTTCGTTGTAGTATTGCTCTCCACTTTTGTTATAGGTAGGCATACCTCTATAGTCATTTTTCTGTGAATTACAAGCCTCTACAATCTGCTCACGTTCCATTTGTAGTGCTATTGCTATTTCTTTTTGATAAAATGACACATCCGAAGTTGTCATAGATTCTACCAATATTTGTAATGCTGTTTGTTTACTCATAAGTTTAAGTATTTACCCACAAGTTCTTCTTGACCTTGAGAGTTGGTTGTTGTTTTAGGTACTTCAATTTCTTGATAAGGAACATCTAATTCATCAGTATAGCCTTTATTCATTGTAATAGTCTCACACTCAAAATGAGTAGGTCTTGATGGTTGTTGTAGAGATTGGATAAAGGTTTGTTGAATTTGTTGTAATTTATCTTCGCTCATTTTTCCAAAGTGTCTTTGATTCCAACCATATTCAAAGGCTTGAATTATATCAAATTCTGTGTACTTGTACTTCTCCTTTGCTTTGTTGTAACCTTCATTAAAACCAATCCTATAGATGTAGGGTGGATTACCTGACCTTTCATCTGATTTTTTCCATTTTTCATAAGCCAATTTGTTAACATCATCTTCTTTTGGTAAAGGTGGAAGCAATGGCACTCCTTCAAGGATAGGTGCATCATCAGTTAATGGTAAATGTCCAACAACTGTTTTAGCAATAGAACTTTCTCCATACTCAGCACCTCCCGTATGTTTTAGTTGGTGTATGTAAGTATCATAGTAAACCTTAATAGGTGTCTCATCACTTAGGATAAGAGCATACTTGTCTGTGTAAACGATTTCTTTTTTCATACCAAATCATTTAAGTTAATTGTTTTGATGTAGTTATCTCGAGATTTTCCATTTGATTCAGCCAAATCTTTACAATATATAGTATTACTTGTGTGTAATACACCATCGTTTGTTCTATACAAATTTACCCAAGATTCCACAACCTCTTCTTCGTATTGGAGTTGTAGGTCGTATTGACTTATTCCTCCTGAGTAAAAATGAATACCATATATATTGTACGATGCTATATAACCACTAATTATACAACGTAAACACATCTCTTCAATAGTGTCAAACTTAGTAAGTTGAGTTACCTCATCACCATCACGAGTTACAACCTTGTACTTATCTCTATTTGAGTTGTACTCTTCCCAATCAAATGGGATTGTTTTTGTCTGTTTCATAGTTATTTAGTTTTTAATTATCATAATAGTTGCGTATATTCCGTTGTTAGCGGTCATTGGTGAAACACCAACTCTTTACGCAATTTGTTGTACTCCTTCTTGGTTACAATGTATGTATATGGTGGGTATCCATTTCTTTCAATCTGCACACGAACCTTGCACTCAAATCCACATTGACAATGGTCTAATCCTTTCTTTTGTAACCAAGAAGCAGTCCAAGTGCTATTAACACAATTTCTGCTAACTAATCGCAACGAACCACTAACAAGTGGTTGTTGCAATGGCTTATTTTCTGCTTTGTTTAACATTTTATCGTTATTTAAAAGTTAGTAATTCTAATCAAGTTTTGTGGTGAATTGTCGCCACTGACAACAACCACCAATACGTTAGCGAGAATGATTAATCCACGCCAGCAATGCCTCAATCTGTTCTTTGTTTAATATAAAAGTGTTGTTTTCGCCATCATCAATAGATATTTCAATGTCGCCATCTTTATAGTCGTAAAATGCTAATTCTTTGGTTCTACCTCTGAACAACAAATCACTCTCGCTAACACAGGCTATATGCAATGCCTGTTTAGTGCTATCATCTAAGTTCATTATATCTTCAATCATTTCTATAATTTATTAATTTAATGCATGTTTACGGCACTACACATAGCCCAAACCGTTATAGGCAAGTGCTACCATCTGTCCGTAAACTCGGCAATAGTTGTTTCACCTTCCTTTACTTCTGCGTAACTAATACCAAGTTGTTTAACGGCATATTCTTTGCCAGCATCAACATCAAATCTGTAAATATCGTCAGCATTACCGCCAACACTTACATATATTGATTTGCCGTTAAACTCGCCTCTAAATGAGAATGAGTATTTGTAATAAGATGTGAAAACAACTTTTGCCTCACCATAAATTTCTAAAAATTCTTTTTCGTTTAAATTTGACATTTTAGTTTCAATTGCCGCACCAGCCTATAACAGCGGTTTTGCGCCACCGCTGGACAGTTGGTGCGCTGTTATTAAAATTATCTAAAGCGGCAGCGCAAAGCCGCAAAACGTTATATGCCATTTGGGTGACACCTATGTAAATACTCTTTTTCTTCTTTTTCGGTTGCTGTATTAGCTTGGTGAAGTAGTAATGATTTTGCAACTCTACGCATATAGTCAAGCTCCTCTTCACCCATTGGGTCATTAACTTGTATGTCTTTTAAGAAAACTACAAATCGAGTTGCAAATGTTTTATCTGATACAATTCTGTTTTCTTTAATAATATTCATTTTATGTTATTTAGTTTTTATTTTAACCCTCGAAGTATTTAACGCATTCGTGTTCATTTTCATTCTCAGCAACTGCCAATGAGATCAATTCGCATTTGTCAACTCCAATCATTTTCGATAACTTATCAATGTGATGGATACTCATTGTGATTGGGTACTTTTCGTACTTGCGACCAGTTGGCCACGTTACTCCCATTGCCTTAGCAAATTCGTAGGTAGATGGGTAGTGGGTACGTATTAAGGTTCTAAATTTCATATCAATTTTCTTAAGTAAGTAAATAAATCTTTCGGGCTATCAAAGTTGATAACCCCCCTTAAAAAGGGAGGTCATCAGCGTTGTTAGATTTGCCGTCAGCGATAGCATCCTTATACGGATTTTCACCTGTGGTCAAATAGATTTCAAAAGCCTGAGCAGTGGCGCATATCATTCCAATCTGTTGGTTGATGGGTTCACCTTCGCCTTTGTGGAGGTCAACTGCTGCCTTCAAAGCTACCGCACGTGCGATGTCAGCAGACTTATCTTCTTTGACAAAAGACTTTGCACCACCTCCACCATTCCACGCAGGTCTTTCATCCTTCACCCATTTGATGTTCCAGTACTTACCATTTTGAGTGTACTCATAGCTTTTTTCATCTCCAACTTTCCAAGTTGGTTCTTGCGTCTTGGCGAAGCAACCGCCAACGTCTCCGTTTTCCATTTCGACCTCAAACTTAAAAAGGTCTTTCCACGTGCCATTGTTTTGAATGGACTTGATTTTTGATGTTTTCATCTTGTTTTTATTTTGGTTTTTAATGATTTCTTGATAGCGTTCTTCAATGTGTTTTTCTTCAAATGAATTGATGTGTACTGGCACTCCTTTGTAAGCAATGGTTACCTGCCTTCCAAGTTCCAATTCTCTTTCTGCTCTTTTGTTTTGAGCATAAGAGTATGGTTTGCCAGACTTATATTCATCCCAATACTGATAACTCATCTTCTATACGTTTTTTCTTTGAGCAGTGCCTCCATCCGTTCAAATGGTTTGCGAGGTGAACTATCCGCAATGTGCTGAGCAATTGCGTTGAAATCTAACTGCTCTGATGGGTAGCTTGATGACATCACACAGATGTACTTGCGTGGGTAGGTTAGGTCAAATCTTTTCATATCCGATATTCCTTTTTAACTTGTGAATTAACTCCTTAGCATCCTCAACCGATATCAAAAAATCAATGGGTTGAGTTCGATAGTTGTCGGCATTGCGATCATTGATCCAATTGTTCAATAAATTATTGATGGCAATTGACTCATTGTGAGTTAGCAAGAAGGCGCCTGATGTCAATGGATTTCTGTCCGATTCGAATTGAGACAAATCAGTCCCATATAATTCGATTTTTTTGAATTGCAATGCCATAACTTAGATGATTTGAAAGATGAATATTTCAGTAGCGCAGGGTGCGCCTTGATTGCCATCGTGAGCGAATGCCCATCCATCTGCATCGTAACCGTAATCCAAACTCATTTCGGATGCCTTATCCAAAACGTAGCGGTTAGCCATTGATAGTGATTCGTAGTTACGAACTTCAGCATTGATGCCTTCTTTGATGTGAACTTGATACATAGTGTTTTGTTTTAATTGTTATGTGCAAATCTATGTAAATCTTTTTTAATTATCCAAAATTAT